GGACGCACATAGTAAACCTCTTCGGGTTTTAGTTCACCCTTGGCAACTTTGAGTACACGACGACCCGTATAACGCTGAGACTGAACATCAAAAGAAACACCAACACGATGAGTTCTTGCTTGCACGATGACATTATGAACGAATCCAACACAGTCCAAAGTAATTGCAGGATGCTCCAGCGGTCCCCAGTGCCCTCGTTCATTTGCAAGAAGTTGTTCAATCACCCACTTACCACAATCTTTTTCACCAGGAGTCATCTTGGTATGAATGGGGTCTTCACTATAATCATTCTTACCTGCCTGATAAACCAGAGTTTGAGGAAGTTGTGTCTGACGAAGCATCACAACTTTCATATGTTGGTCAAGTTCAAGAAGGTCTTTTGCTTTAATAGGTTTCATTTTCCAAATCCTTTTGATGTTTTTGCTTCTAGTTCCGCAAGTTCTTCTTTTACAACTCGCAGTTGTGATTTCATTTGCTTAAGTTGTTCACCAGAATATAGATGATCTTGTTTTGTAAGTTTCTCAAGCATCTTTACTAATTGCTTTGCTCTGCTAGTCATTCTATCCCTCAAAAATTTCGTCGTAATCTAAGTCTTTTGGTCTAATATCATCAAACTTATATGCCTGAACATCAGGATACAACTCTGCCTTTAAAGAATCAACCAAGAGTTCTAAATTACGGACAATAAGTTTTAGTTTGTCTTTGTCCATTGGTTATAGTTCTCTCAAATCATTTTACATAAAAAAAGGAGACCTGTCAAGGTCTCCTGAATATCAACGCATTGCCATTGCTAATTTTGCTTGGTGTTTGCGTTGCTCTTTTTCTTTTTGTTGTTTGATTAAAACAAGTTGCCAGTTGTTTTTTGTTTTCATTGGGGTGCTCCTTTACTTTTTGGGTATTGGTGCGTTGCTTCCCTTTTCGGTACTTCCGCCAGTTTCCTAGCCAACGATTGAAGTGTTATCCAGCTGGTTTTGCCTTTACTCCAAGTTTTTTATTACGGGCAGCATCATTTGCTCTTGCGGTAGCAAGTTTCTTGGCAGCATTAGCAGCATCTGATTGTTTATAAGCACCAGCAAATAAAGATCTTCCAATTCTTTCTAATGGATTAGAAGAAGTCTTAGCGAGTGACTGAGCACTTGGACCTGCTTTATAGACTGCCTTACCATCTTTAAATGCTAAATTACCAGCAACAGATTGTCCACCTCTTTGAACTACACCAGTCTTAGCAAGTTGAACTGTTTTTCTTTGTGATCCAGAACCTGTTGACATGAATGCTGGACCACCTGATTTTGCTTGACTAAATGTTGTTTTTCCACCAATACCTTTAACAGCACTTCCTGCTTGTCTTTGGCGATTTGCAGTTGCCATTGCTTTTCTTTCTACCGCATTAGCACCAGCAGCAACATCAAATGCTTTAGATGCTGCCATTGCACCACCAGTTGCTCCTACAAGAGTTCCAGCTCCAGGGGCAACTGCCGATCCAGCAGCACCACCTAAGGCACCGCCAGCAGCGACTACAGCACCTTTTGCCAATGATCTTGCCCACCCAGATCCTTTTGATCTTTCATCGGCAACATCAAGTGCTGCAGAAGCAGGTCCAGCAACTCTTCCAAGTGTCCTGAGAATACCTTTTGCTGCAGTTTTTGTCGCTGTTTTGGTAGTTGCTTTTTGTGCTTCTTTAGCAGCAGCAGAAGTTGCAGAAGAGGGAAGTGCTGGTGGTTTTATATTAGATGCTTGTCTTCTTGCAGCATCTTGTGCTCCCCTACCCATTGCATCTGGAATTGCATTAATTGGTTTTGCCAATTTTCCTCCAGGGTTTCCGGGAGGTAGTGCTGGTCTAGATGGTGGAGTGGAGTTTTGTCTAATTACTTGTTGTCCTGGGGATGCTTTTGGTGCTTCTGGTGCAGCAGCAGGAAGACGCTTTGTTGCTTTTACTGGATCAGTACCGACAAATGGAGTTCTTCCGCCGGTAAAATTTTGCGGTTTTCCACTTTTGGTAAATAAAGATCCTTGCCTTGCTTCTCCAGCATTTCTAAATTGTGATCCAGAAACTTTGGTTGTGGTTGGTTCTGGAATACTCAATTGACCAGGAGATGTTCTTGGTGCTTCTGGTGCTCCTGCAGGCAATCTTCTAGATGCTGGAGTTGGTGTAGGATCAGTTCCAGTAAATGGAATTTTTTTAGGATTTGTAAAATTCTGAGCAGTTCCTTTACTTGTAAATAATTTTCCTTGTCTTGCATCTTCCTCATTCAAATATGATTCTTGCAAAAATTGACTAAAGGATTTCATTTTCTTTCTTACTTTTTTAGTTATTTATAAAATCCTACAGAAACAAAAAAATACTGGAAAATTTCCCAGTATTTTTGAAATTATTTTCTCTTTTTGGTTTGGGGTGGTTTATATCCCCAAAGTCTAGGATTTATTGTTCCATCAGTCCATTCAATTGATTTAATACAATTACCAAACTTATCGTAATACATATCAAAAATATTTACTTTTTTATTTGTTTTCACAATGTCATAAGAAGTATTTCCATCAATTACGTAAGTAACCAAATAAGAATCTAGAGGTAATTGTTTGTTCTTTGCATCCTGTTTGGTACATCTTTCCTGTAGAATTTCACATCCATAGCGAGACTTGGAAGTTTCCCTCTCATGATTGGACCAAAATTCCTTCAGATTCTCTTTATTAGATGTTTTTTCCTTCTCTTCTGACATTTTTTCATCTTTAATTTTATTTTCCAAATTTAATTCCTCATAATTATAATTTAAATTTATCCCCTATTACCCCATTGAATATCGGGATATGCTTCTACAACATTTTCTTTAGTAATTTTATACTTAGTATCAAGTTTCTTATCTTTTACAAGAATTAGAATTTCTGCTTCCAGTGGATGAAGACCTTGAAGAATATTAATAAACATACTTTCTCTTCGAAGAGAACTTAACCCATCATTTCCACCTTTTACAAAATTATAAAATTTTTGATACTCTTTACGAATTGATGATCTTCCTTGATCCTGAGATCCAAGTGAGTTAGAACCAAGTTCACTCATTTTATTCACAGCATCATCAATCTTTTCAGATAGAGTTCCACTGAAGGAATTTTGTTCACTTGTTGCAGCATAAGGTACTTCACCGGGAGGAAGAATTGAGATGATACTTTCATCAAAATTCCAAATAAACAAAGCCTTTATAGAGGGATGCTCATATTTTTTAAGAACTTCTATCTTTTTTACATTTGAACGTTGTTTTGATGCAAGATTCAAAACTTCAAAAATAAATGGATTAGTTGGAAGTTCTTCAATTACTGCAGGTTCTTTTGCAACTACAGTTTTTGGTTTAATCGTCGTCTTCTTCTGTGTCGTCGTAGTCATGATAGTTTTCAAAATTAAATGCAATTACTTCGTCTGGAATAAGATTTCCTTGTCCATCAAACATCTCAGGATGAGGTCTTGGAATCTCTCTATAATTCATCATATATTCCCTCGCTACCCAACCACCGATAAGTCCCACTATAAGAAATAAAACGGTTAAAAATGAACCGAATACTAGACTAATTGCTAACATTTCTTTTCTCCGGGAAATTACTGTTCTTTTTTCCTAAATTTAAAGGAAAATTCAAAATAGATGGTTACTTCCCGATTTAGAAAGCAAATCATCTTTTCAAAAATAATATGAAATGGATAGGTCTGCTTTCTTTTTCCTCCTGAGAGAATCAATTCTACACCACGATTCATACCGTGGTCATCATTTTTATTTAGGTTCTTATCCAACAATTTTATTTTCTTTGAGAAATTTAACTGTATCTACACAACCACCAAGTTTTACATCATCGCAAAGAACTTGTGGAAAAGTGGAACCTTCACCAAATTCAGAATAAAATTCTTCTTTTGTAAAGTGTTCATTAAGATTATACACTACAAAGTTATTTCCTGTCAACTCAAGAACAGTTTTAACTTTATAGCAATAGGGGCAGTCGTCTTTTGAATAAACTGTAAAATTCATAATTGCTTAATATCTATAGTAATTTATATTAAATTAAAACGAGTCATATTTTTGCAGACATTTTCATAATATTCTGGTGATAAATCATAATTTTCTTTCAAATCTATCAAAATATTTCTACATTCTTCAGATTTGCCCCACCACCAAGCGGCAACTGATTTTTCATACAGTAGTCCATACCTTCCAGGATATTCAACATTAGTTTTTAAAGGTTCTAAGTCAAAATCTACATTATTTAATCCATTATCTGCGTAGATATAACAGTCTTGCCAGTATTCCCGCCTTTCTGAAAATCTACTCAAAAGAAAATATGCTTCTGGTCTATTAGGCAGTACCATCAATGCCTGTTGAAGAATTCCTTTAGCAGTTAAATCTCTAGTTCCTTGTCTATCATAACAATTAGATCCATGAATCAATGCTTCATAAGTAAGAGTATCATCTTCCGATCTTTCTGCACATCTTAAGAAATAAGATAGTGCCGCAGAATTATGCCCTTCATTTTCATACCAAAGTCCCAATTTAAAATTATGCTCAGGATTTTCAGTATCTAATGAATAATTGGTAAGTAATTCTTCAAATTCAGTTTTTGGTGAAATTCTTGGCAATAAAAATTCTCTAACTCTTGGCAAATCAAAAATAATTTGAGGAAGAGTTTCTTGTGGGTATTTTCTCATAACCGTTCCAATATGCCCAGAAACACCAATATTTCCTTCCTCTACTTTATGATTTTCTATAAATTCTTCCATCAATTTTCCGGAACATTTTTTATAGATGATATGCTCAAATTCATGATCATAATGACTATAAGATAAGGATTTTAATTTCTTTCTCTCAGTATCACCCATCCAACTAAAATGCCATCCCATGTCTTCATATCTCACATAATTTCCATATTCATCATATTGACCAATATATAAAATTGGATAGGGATTATTAAAATTAGATCTAATTTCATTTGGCGTATGAGTTTTTAACTGACTTTTTGTCGCCAAGAACATAGAGCAATCCCATTGAACTTGATTATTATTTGACTCATAAAACAATCTTAAATCTGCTCTACCTTCACAATATACCAAGGGAATTTTAAAGATAATATTTGGATTGCTTCTAATAATATTGGGAACATAAGTAAGATGTTCTGGATTAATTATTTCATCACAATCACTTACAATAAACACAGTGTCATCATCAAATTGATCTACAATAGAAAGAAGTGCATCTCTTTGCATTCTCTCACGAGATCCAATTAGCATCAATTTGTGATCATTATGATTAAAATATCTATCACTATCAGTAAAATCAATTTCATCATCGTCAGAATGTAAATTAAGTTCAATTACTTGAATTTTATTTTCATCCCACAGACCAAGTTCTTTAAGTGTATTTTTACATGTAAATGGTTTTTCTTTTCCAGTATAAGATTTATTTGCATCAACAATTACAAATCTATCCACATGATCTTTAAGTAAATTAATTCTCAATTCTAGAATTTCTTTCTCATTAAAATATGGAAAATAATCAACAATTTTTGAAGTCTGAGGTTTGCGAGGTTTAACAACAAATGATTTATTTTTAGGCATTTTATTCTCTTGCGTATTTCCTTTCCAATAATTCAATACTGTCTCATGAGCATAATAATGATCTCTCTTTTGCCCATCATTAACATCATCATCAGAACCAACAAATGTAGAATTAAATTCTATATTTTCTACAAACAAAGGAGCAGTATAAGTCTTACCAACAAATAAAAGATTTTCAATTAAAGGCATTACCTCAGAATTTGGTATATCAAGATGATAAGTATCATTTTGAATGTAAGTATCAATTAACCTCTTCGCATAATCTCTAGTAATAATATATGCTGTTGCCGCCCAATCATTCCATTGCCTTTCACGAAGTTCAAAAGTTTCAAAATCACCACGAATAGTAAGAAGTTGAATACAGTCAGCATCCTCAGGAATTTTTTCAACAAATTCTTCCCATGTAAAGTTCCAATACTGAATAGTTTCAAGACTCAGGTCATCCTCACAGAAGAATCCATAGTCTTCATCAGTATTCTCATACCAGTTTTTGATTGCTTTAAGATGAGATACTACACATCCTTTGGTGCCGTCATTGAGAGTGTAAGCATACTTGCCAGTAACTACATCATTTGATTCTGCAAATCTTTTTGAAATCACAGAATTGATATTAGTAATTCCGTGCTCATAAAATTGATTTACAAGACTAATTTGTCGATCTGTACTTTCTTCAAGACTTACATAATTAACAGATGGAAATTCTTTCAATTTTAACATGATTGTATCTTCAGCAACACAGTTTTGATCGTCAATCTGATTAATTTTCCAAGTTATTTTACGACCCTTTCTTTTAGAAGCATCTCCATTTTTTTGCACTAAACGACTTACAACTCCATAATACGTTTGTGCTTCTAGTATATGACCACTGTAGTAATTTGAAAGATTAGATCTTATTTCCCTTTCATCATATAAATCATACTTACAATTTTCTATTCTTTTCTTATCAGAATGT